TCTTATGGATATGGATGATGACACGGTATTTGATGAGGTGTTTAAACGATCAATGAAAATTTATGCACATAAAGGAACAGAGAAATGAGAACTTCAAGTTCAATTAAATTAGTAAACACAAATGATCCCACGTATAACAAGCTAACAGTCGGGGAGGGTGGAAACCGTACACCAACAGACAGAAGTGTTTTAAGACTAGCTACATCCATAAGTAACTGTAATCTGTTGGAATATAGACCTATTCTAGTCAAGAAAGAGACTAAAAAGAAAGGTAATTATGTTATCATTGACGGCCAAACAAGGTACTTAGCCTGTCAACATCTGGGATACCCTTTCTATATGCAAGAGGTAGACAAAGATATAACAGAAGGAATGTTAAGTATTCTCAATACGAATCAAAATAACTGGACACTCACTAACTTTGGAGATTACTGGTCAAAACAACCAAGAAAGAAGAAAGCTTATAGTAAATATATGGAATATTATAGAACTCATAAAGTAACACATGGAATATTACTGTCTATCTGGAGAGGAAGAACCAGAAGGTGGGGAAATAATCAGCACTTCAAAGATGGACAGTTGCAATGGAATACCCAAATTCAAAATCATGTGGATGATATGCTACATAAATTCAAACGATTACAGTATGCTACCTTTAATCCATCTCTGTCTCCCAGTACCTTAAAGAAGCAGACATTTCAATCAGCTATACTCACAGCCTTGTATACCAAAGAGTTTGATTACAATAAGTTCTTGAAAAATCTATATGATACTAAGCACTCGTTCAATAAGCTAGGAAAAACTACAGCATTTTTGGAGGAGATATACAGAATTGAAAATCTATAGATGAGAATCATTCTCAATGCAAGTAAGAATCATTCTCACTATAGGAAAATCCTATAACGATTATAGATTGACACATACAAATGATAATCATTCTCATAAGTGTGATAAAAATACCACATGAAAATAAATTTATATTTATCTCTTGAAATCTGGAAATGGGTAATTATATATTATATAGTTATTTTTTCAACAGGCCAAACCCAAGGAGGTTTATATGGCATTTAACGGTAGTCGTTCCAAGACAATCCTGAATTGGATTGCAAAGAACCCTCACTTAGTTGAGTTCTCCAAAGGTGATTATTACAAGACCACCAATGGTGAACCAGGTCCGGTTTACTGGGTAGAATACGATGAGTTTGGGTCATCGGATGGATTAGGAGGATACTCTCACTGGCTCTACCTGAAACCAGGTTGGTTTGCAAATGGTGACCCTGGCCTGCATCACATTCACGAGTCGACTGTAAAGGAAGTTTTTGAGCAGTTAAAGTGGATTGAGAAATGTGACTGTGAGGAGTGTTTAACACTACTGTCGGAGGGGGTTTACTAACCGTGTATAAGGGGGAGGAGCAATCCTCCCTCTCATCCTGTTTAAACATCCTATAAGAAAATCCTATAACAACTATAGATAGAAATTTTAAAGTAAATGATTATATTAAAACATGGAAGGATGGGTTGTGAATGTTGATAGGTTGCAGACATCAACAGAGATCCTGCAAGATCTTAACGAGGGGCTCGACTCCCCTCACTTCCTGCCTCATTAGTTTGATTGAGGATAGAGAGAGAAAGCATATGAGCAAAGCCTTGCCTAATGCCATTAGGTTCTTAAATAAGGTTATCTTTCTATCCTCAACCAAGCTAACACTATAAGAAAATCCTATAACAACTATAGATAGATATAAAAAATTATTCTAGTATACTATATTTAATATAATAAATATGATATAATATAAAGGCATGAATATGGAAGATACAGCAACGATTAGTTGGAAAAAGTTAGGTAATACTTTCCATTCGATTGGAGCTTTAAGGGCTACATTAAATTTATTAATAACATTTAATCATGTTGACAAGCATGGTAAAGATATGATAGAAAGGACTCTGAAAGATGTTGAAAGGAAAATGTCAGACGATTAGTCATCCAGAGTATAGTAAGATAAATCACATGGAAACCGATATGTCTGGTCTTTTCAAAATGTTACAGCTAAAAGTTAAGAGAAATAAAAAAGGATTATTAGTTAATACAAAAACACATAGCTATCAATTGGAGATTGAAGATGTCTGATATTAAGAGTGTAAGGAAAGATTCTATAGGTACTCCTAAACAAATTACAGACTATAATTTTGAAGACCACCAAGATATTCCTTTTCACCTGGGTGAATGGGTATTAAAGGTGGCAGATGTAGATAATATTTATAGCCTTGACTTGGCAGATATTAATAATTTGATAAATGGATATAACCAATGGTGTGATGAAAAGGATGTAGCATAATGTTTGACCATGATATAATAGACTTTACCGTAGAGAAATTCTATCTTGATTCTCATGATGGATTCAGCATACCAACTGATATTGGCATGGGTCTTAGACGTACTGATAACAAACAGCCTGTTGCCATAGTCTCTGAAGCATATGAACCTGTGCAGTATCAAGATATAGTGTCTGGTGTGGAATCAGCACTAGATTTATCAGGTCTTGATATGACTGATGCTACATTTGAAACTAATCTACATGACAATGGTGCTAAGTTGGAGCTACGAGCTAGGTTTCCGGCACATAGTTTATGTCTTGAAGTGAGAGGGAACAGAGATGAGGTTATACCTGAGTTTGTATTTCGTACTTCCCATAATAGAACATGGGCTAACAACGGAATGATGGGATTATGGAGAGGATTCTGTTATAATACATTAGTATCCGGTGACAAGTTAGCTTATGTCTATGGTAGGCATACAAAGAACTTTAATATACCTGCCTTTGCATCAAAGATAAAAAATGCAGGAGAATATATATCTGGTGAAGGATTAAATCAGATGAAAAATTGGTATCATACGGATGTTAGTCGTGATAATGTAATCAATCTGTTTACTCATACATTAGCTAAGAGAACAGATAACGTTACTCGTAAGACAGTACCTAATAAAGTTATGTTAAGTAATCTTATGAAGATCTTTGATCAGGAGAACCGGCATTTGCATGGTCGTGGACACTATGAAAAATATGCTACTCGAAATGCAGGTACATTATGGACTGCTTATCAGGCTGCTACTTGTTGGTCTAGCCATGATAAGATAGTAGGTTATAGTGGTAACGGTGACAGGCCATCTCACTCTACCATAGGTGTTAGAGAAGAGAAGGTACGTAAGATGTTACACTCACCACAATGGTTACAACTAGCAGCATAAGGAATAGGACTATGGAATATGAAGAAGAATGTACATGTGTGGAATTGGAATGGAGTCCGATCCCAGATCCTGCTTGTCCTATACATGGAGAAAAAATAGAACTAACAAAAGAACAGATAAATTATATAGGTACTTGGCTTGAAGATCACCTTTCCTTGAGAGATATAGTCAATGAAGAACAAGAAGACTATATTAATTTAATTAAAGGTGCAGTAGATGCATACAACGGTGGAGCTAACTATGAAACAACTAAAACCTAATCACAAATGGTTCTTATGTATTGAACCAGGAGGATGTCTTGATGACGAAGAGTTTGTTATTCAGGCTAAATCTTTGGATGAAGCTAGAACAGATGCTTCCATGTGGAATGCCTCTGTAATAAGAGAGTTAGATAATAGTGAAGTTTCATAAGGAATAAGACTATGAAAGATCAGGGAGTTGCCGGTCAACGTAAAAAGAATCCGGTTGCAAAGCAACTCTCTGATCCTTTATGGAAGCAGAGGATTGTAAGGAATAAAAAATTGTATGATCGTAAAATAAAACACAGGGGAAATTTCAATGTGGGTAATAGCAAGAACAGATCCAGAGGATGAAGATTATCCTTTGCCTGATATCTTAATGAATGGGGATGGATCAGCAAAGACATTTATTAATGAGGCAGATGCTTGGAAATATATGAGAAAAACTATAATGGAATATGACTTACCTCCTGAGTTATTAATCTTTGATACAATTGGGTTAATGAGGGTACATTAGAATGGAAAATAAAACTGAATTTACTCTAAGATCAGATGGCAAATGGGTGCAATGGGAGTTGATGAACTCATTTGTACCAAAAGAGAAAGGTGGTATAGGACATACTGCCACTTGGGATAAGTGGAAGTGGGTTGTTACCGGAGTCTACACTCGATTAGGACTTGCTGAAGATGAAGATTGAGAAGTGGGAAGGTGGTTGGTATATCACTGGAACTAAATACTTGACATTCTTAGAGGCTTATGATATCTTTGATAAGCTAAAGAAAGGAGATCAGATGGATATCGAAAAAGAATTACGGAGAAATATTAAAGATTTACAAGAACAACTAAACAGATCACATAAAAGAATTAAAACATTGCAAGAAGAAATCTATGATCTTCAAAGAAAAATAAATCCTGAAGCTAGTTTTAGTTATAGTGGTATGTCTGGTTGGGCTTTAATGGCAGACTTTCCTCCCTATGAAAAAGATGAAGATGATGAAGGCAAAGTTTGAATATAGTTCTTCCATGTATCGTGATGGAAACACCATAGGAAGGGATAAATTCTTGGAGAAATATGGAGAAGATAAAGAAGAATTATATGATCACATAAAAGAATTAGATTATATTGTTTGGAGAGTACGTAATACTATCACAAAATTAGAGGAGAATAGCATGGGCAAAGTAAAAGATTGGTTAATGGAAATGGAGGAAGATGCTACCATAATGTCCAGAAAATCTTGGCTTGAGATGCATGGAAAAAATAAGGAGTACATCTTTGATCGTATACAAGCAGAGCTAGATGAAGTGCAGGGAGAGCTTGAGCTTCATACCCAGAAATAGGAATGATGAGATGACTAACACAATGATCCAAAGAGAACGGCAAAGATTATTTCGTTCCCTAACTAGACAATACAAGGCTGAAGGATATGATGTAAAAGAATCCAAAAGATTAGCAAAGTTGGATGTCGATGATATCATGTCCGACAAAGAAAATTTTGTTGATAATTATGTACGAGAAGTATGGGAAGATTTTGATGAGTGAAACTGTAGTGTGTCTGGAATGGATTGATTCGGCTGAATATATAGATGCTGACTGGAAGTCTGAGAAAGAAGTAAAGGATCTAACCCCCATGAGAATTAAATCTTGTGGTATATTAGTTAATGAAGATAACATTTACATTACCTTGGCCGGTTCCATAAATAATTATGATATCACAAGTGAGGCACAGTATGGAGGATTAATTTCTATTCCCAAGTGTGCAGTTTTAAGGAGATATTCTTTTCCAAGGAGTTTTGTAAATGAATAATGTTGTATTTATTAATAGTATGGGTACTGATAAAACTGTGGTAGATGCTGCCAGAGTATCATTCAATAATGATATGGTGGATGGTAAAATATCTCATGAATTAGATCCTTCTGATCAAAGGTTAATTAAATATTTATCAGATCATAATCATTGGAGTCCATTCTCTCATTGTCATGCTACATTTAAAATATCTGCTCCCATATTTGTAGCCAGACAATTAATGAAGCATCAAGTAGGTCTAGCCTGGAATGAAGTTAGTAGAAGATATGTCAGTAAATCTCCTGAGTTCTGGCAACCCAAGACATGGAGAGAAAAAGCATTAAATAAAAAACAAGGATCAAGTAATCATGAAGTGTATGGTAGTCAATGGATTAATACAAAATATAAATATGCAATCGAACTTTGTGAACAAACTTATAAGGAGATGATCAAGGCAGGGGTGTGTCCTGAACAAGCCAGAGCTATACTCCCACAATCTATGTTGACAAAATGGTACTGGTCTGGTAGTCTATATGCCTTTGCCAGAGTATGTAACCTTAGATTAATGGAAGATGCTCAAACAGAAACTCGATGGATAGCAGAAAGTATAGGATATTATATGTCTAACTTGTTTCCGATATCCTGGAAATGTTTAGTAAGTTCTAATTCTTTTGAAAATGAAAATGAAAAGGAAAATGATATGAGTGAACGTATGAAAGAAATTTACAATGGCACTTGGCCAGGGCCTGGGGTATGATGCAACAACAGAAATGGTTAGATCGTGGGCCATGTCCCAAGTGTGGTTCCAGTGATGCCAATGTAAATCATGCATCAGGATACTCTTATTGTTTTGCCTGTGAAACTAGGTTTGGTGATAACATATTAGCCATACCCAAGCAAGAGGTAAAGGCCATGTCTACAACTGGGAATTGGGGTGAGTTAAGTGATCGTAAAATTTCTATGGAGACTGCCAAGAAATATAATACAAAGATTAAAAGTGACGGTAATATAATAACTCATCACCTTTATGGATACTTTGATGAGTTAGGTAATCAGATAGCTACCAAGGTAAGACAAACTAAAGATAAGAAGATGTGGTCAGAGGGTGAAATAGGTAATGCTGTTCTCTTTGGTCAGAATATCTTTTCTCCCAAAGGTAAGTATGTTACTGTGTGTGAAGGAGAGGTGGATGCTATGTCTGCCTATCAGATGATGGGTTCAAAGTGGCCTTGTGTATCCATAAAGACAGGATCAGCAGGAGCATTAAGGGATTGTAAGAAAGCATTCTCTTACTTGGATAGTTTTGATACTGTGGTTCTGTCATTTGATATGGACAAGGCTGGACGTAAAGCTACAGAGGAAGTGGCTCAGTTGTTTGCCCCTAATAAATGCAAGATCGTACATCTTGAACACAAGGATTCCAATGAGTATCTCAAGATGGGGAAAGGCACAGCCTTCACTCAAGCATGGTGGAATGCACAACCTTATACCCCTGCCGGTATAATTAATCTCAAGGATCTTGGCAGTAGTCTGTATGATGAGGAGTACTGTGAGACTTGTCTGTATCCTTGGCCTAAGATGAATGAGAAGACCTATGGTATGAGAACAGGAGAGTTAGTTACCTTCACCTCTGGTGCTGGCATGGGTAAGTCAAGCATCATGAGAGAGTTAATGCACCATCTCTTGAAAAATACGGAAGATAACATAGGGGTTCTGGCTCTGGAAGAAAGTGTCAAAAATACGGCATGGAATATCATGAGTGTGGAGGCTTCTTCCAGACTGTATATTAAAGAGGTACGAGAAGGTTTCACCAGGGAAGAACTAGAGCAATGGCAAGATAGTACCATTAACTCTGGGAGGTTCTTTGCCTTTGACCACTTTGGTAGTATAGGTAATGATGAGATCTTGAGTAGGGTCAGGTTTATGGCACAGGCACTGGGCTGTAAGTGGGTGGTCTTGGACCATCTTAGTATTCTGGTATCGGGACAGGATGAATCTTTCGGGGATGAAAGAAAATCTATAGATATACTGATGACTAAGTTGAGATCATTGGTGGAACAGACCGGCATTGGATTACTCTTGGTATCCCATCTACGTAGACCTTCTGGAGATAGAGGACATGAAGAAGGAAAGGAAGTATCTTTATCTCATCTCAGGGGATCTGCCAGTATAGCCCATCTAAGTGATGGGGTTATAGCCTTGGAAAGAAATCAACAAGAGGATGATGAGATACTTTCTAATACTACGATAGTACGTATCTTGAAAAACAGGTACACCGGAGAGACAGGCATAGCTACCCATCTATTCTATGACAGGAAGACAGGTAGAATGACTGAGATTGATAACCCATTTGACACAGGAGAAGATGAGTAATGGAAGTTAGAAAAGAAAATTTTCCACGTATGAAGTTTAGTAAAAGTTTATATAATGAAAACCATCCTAAAGCAGTAAAGGCTATATTACCTTGGCTTGAAATGAATGGTTATTATGGTATAGATAAAAGAGAAAATTATAATTCTGATATTAGATGTATGAAAGATGATCAACTGGCTCAGTTTGAGGTGGAAGTAAAGAAAGGTTGGAAGGGAGAATACTATCCATTCCCTGATGTTCGTATTCCTTATCGTAAGAAAAGACTTATAGAGAAATGGTTAAAGGAAGGATCTAAAGGAACTTTAACTTTTGTAGTCTTTAATTATGATTGTTCTTGGGGATGGTTCACTGACGGTAACACTGTAAAGGATTCAGAAATAGTCCGTATTAATAATAAATATAAAGATAATGAACCTTTCTTTAAAATAAATTTAGAAGATACAGAAAAAGTAGATATGAATATTATAAATCCAATAGAAGGAAATTTTAAATATGATCCAGACCTTCAAATTAATAGTAAGTACCCTTCTTAAATGGATGCCTTTTCTTATATTTATACCAATATTATCTTGGGTAATAATGCTCCTAACTGTTCTTATTCTAAAGACACACATGGAGGACTTAGGTTTTACCAACAGCTTTGGGCTATGGTTATCTTCTGTAATTACAGCCTACGTTTTATGTCTGTTTAAAATTCTTAGAGGATAATATGGATACGGTACTGGTAACAGAGAAAGCTAACGATCACCTGTCACACATTGTTAAAGACAATAAAGTTAAAGGTGTACAGCTAGGTGTGAAGGGTGGTGGTTGTGCAGGGTTTACCTATCAATGGGATTTAATAGTTGACATTCCTGATGGTAATGATATAATCCCTCTGTATGAAGGAGATCTATATATTAAACCGGAAGCTATGATGTTCCTTATGAATACTGTTATAGATTATACTAACGGAATAGGAGGTTCATACATTGTATTTAGAAATCCTAATGCTACATCTCAATGTGGATGTGGAGAAAGTTTTGGAATATGAAACAAGAAATGTGGGAACATTGGTGTCCGGTGGAACATCTCATTATGTCAGTTGGAAAAGGAGAGGAGTGTAATTGGTGTGGACAAGATGAAGCATATGAAAAACGTAATCGTAGATATAGAGACAGACTCACTAAATCCGACAAAGATCCATTGCATAGTGGCAAAGGACGTTGATACGTCTGAAATCTATTCATGGGATCATACAAATCTAGAGCACTTTAAATCTTGGTCCGATACAGTTGATAATTTTATTATGCATAATGGGATATCGTTTGATGCTCCTAACTTAAATAGGTTGTTGCATACAAACATTAAGTTAAGTCAGATCAAAGATACAATGATAATGTCACAACTGTTTGATCCTATACGTGAAGACGGTCATAGCCTATCAGCTTGGGGAAATAGATTAGGTTTCTCCAAGATGGAATGTGATAATTTTTCTGAGTACACAAAGGAGATGTTAGATTATTGTAAGAATGATGTACTCTTGACTGAGAAAGTGTATGCTCGTTTAAACGATGAGGGTAAAGGATTTTCTTCTTACTCTATAAATCTTGAGCATAAGATTAGAGCAATTATAGATCAACAAGAAAGAAATGGATTTGCCTTGGATATACGTAAAGCAATAACTTTATTGTCCAGGTTATCTGATGAAGCTCACTCTTTAACAGAATGGTCTTTGAAAGAATTTTCACCCACTGTAGTGGAATTAAAGACCAAGACAAAGTACATCCCATTCAATATAGGTTCTCGTAAACAAATTGCTGAACGTTTAATGGAAAGAGGTTGGAAACCTACATCCTACACAGACAAAGATAATGTTATTGTAAATGAAAATGTTCTGGATCAAATTGATATGGATGAAGCCAAGAAGTTTGCAAGGTTCTTTCTTTTGCAGAAACGTATTGCCCAAATTCAATCATGGATTGATTCTTATAATGATAGCACCGGTAAGGTACATGGGAGAGTCCTAACTCTACGTACTATTACAGGCCGAATGGCTCATTACAGTCCTAACATGGCACAAATACCGGCAGTACGTAGTCCATTTGGATATGAATGTAGAGATTGTTGGACTGTATCTAATCCTTATACTCATTCCTTGATAGGCACAGATGCCTCTGGTCTTGAGTTACGTATACTTGCCAGCATGATGAATGATAAGGCATATACAAATGAAGTATTGAATGGAGATGTACATACAGCCAATATGAAAATGGCAGGTCTAACTGATAGGGATCAGGCCAAGACTTTTATCTATGCCTTTATGTATGGAGCAGGGCCAGAAAAGATTGGTAAAATAGTAGGTGGTAATTATAAAACAGGGGAAACTTTAATAAAGAAATTCTTAAAGAATATGCCTTCCATGAAAAGAGTTAAACAAGATATACAGGATGCAGCTTCCAAAAGAAATAAAGTAAAGGGGATTGATGAAAGGTTTCTAAAGATTAGATCACCCCATGCTGCCCTGAATACCTACATACAGGGAGCAGGAGCAGCAGTGTGTAAAGATTGGTTGGTGAACATGACACAACGAGTTAAACGATCTGGTCTTGATGCTAAGTTGGTAGCTTCCATCCATGATGAGTATCAGTTTGAAGTTGCCAAGAAAGATGTAAAGGAATTTGGAAAGATAACCAAGGAAGCTATTCAATACACAGAGAATAAATTAAAACTTAATTGTCCTTTAGATTCTACATGGAAAGAAGGAGAAACATGGGCTGATACACATTAAAAAAAAGGTTGACATTTGTTTTGGAGTATGAGATAATACGTTTTCAATTTAACAAGGAGAAATAAAATATGTCAGTAATTTCAGGAAAAGCTTATTGGGCTTCTGTAGTAGCTCCCAACACTACCTTTGACAGTGATGGGGTTTGGAGTATAGATGTGTGTAATCTAGATAAGAAAACTTTAGCTTCTGTTAAGAAGGAAGGATTAACTGTTAAGAATAAAGGTGATGAGAGGGGTGATTTCGTTACCATTAAACGTAAGGTTCGTAATCAGAAAACAGGAGAGTTAAACCGTGCTCCTACTTTGGTTGATGCACAGAAACGTATCATGATGAATACAGCAGTAGGTAATGGATCTTTAGTTAATGTTAAATACAATTCTTACGATTGGGAATTTGGTGGACGTAAAGGTGTAGGTGCAAATCTACAGGCTATTCAAGTTGTCGAACTGGTTCCTTATTCATCTGGTGATGATGGAGAAGACTTTGAAATAGTTTCTGATGGTTTCTCTATCAGTGACTCTGATGAAGAAATTCCACTAGCATCCTAAAGAAAGGAGGGAAGAGAGGGGGTTTTCCGTTAGTAGTTAATTATGCTATCAACTAATTACCCCCTCTCCTTTTATTATGAAAACAATAGATACATTAGTACAGGATATATACAAGTTATTAGGTCCAGAAGATAGTAATCTGGATCAACAAAAAGTAGATAGACAAGTCAGTATCTTTGCACAACATGTGGAACAACATATTAAAACATTTCTGGAAGAGAAGCCTACCTATAGGAAAGGTTTAAGGTTATCAGGAATAGGAAGACCTTTAAGACAACTATGGTATGATAGCCAATGTAGTGATCAACCTATTCCTTTAGATCCAAGTACACGTATTAAATTTTTATATGGACATATCTTGGAAGAACTTCTTATTCTATTCTCTGTTCTTTCTGGTCATGAGGTAACAGAAGCACAGAAGGAAGTTAATGTGCAAGGAATTAAAGGACATCAAGATTGTAAAATAGATGGGGTACTGGTTGATTGTAAGAGTACTTCCCATAGAGGCTTTGATAAGTTTAAGAACTGTACCTTGGAGGATGATGATCCATTTGGTTACATAGAACAAATATCTGCCTATGCAGAAGGTAATGATGTGGATGAAGCTGCTTTTCTTGCAATTAATAAACAGACAGGAGAGATCTGTCTAACACCAGTACATTCAATGGAGATGATTAATGCAGGAGATAAGATTAAATATCTTAAAGAAGCTATGGACACTAAAGAACCACCGGCTAAATGTTATTCGGATGTTCCTGATGGGGTTTCTGGTAATCGTAAACTTGCTATTGGGTGTATATATTGTAACCATAAAAAACTTTGTTGGCAAGATGCTAATCAAGGCCAGGGGTTACGTGTATTTCAGTATGCAGCAGGGTATAGATATCTTACAAATGTATCTAAAACTCCTGAAGTCTCTGAAGTTCTGACTTGGTAATGCATTGGAAGATAAGGGGAACTCGTAGGAAGTTTGTACCTACCTTAAATAAATTTGGATTTGTTTATTTGATTACCAATAAGAAAAATGGGAAAGCTTATGTTGGTTGTAAACAATATTTTCTTGGTAAAAAGAAATCCAATTCAAAGTGGGAAACTTATATGGGTTCCTCCAAAACTTTACTGGATGATATAAAAAAGATAGGTAAGAAACATTTTAAGTTTGAAGTTATAGCAGAGTATAAAAATAAACGTAGTCTAAGATATTATGAATGTTATTTTCAAATGAAGTACAACGTACTTTCAACAACACTGGAGGGAACAGATGAACCGGCATTCTACAATTCATATGTAGGAGGAAAATGGTACAGACCTGTTGAACATTACGTAGATGAAGTCGAATGATTTAGATGAAATATTTGTAGATCCTATAATTCAGTATGATAGAAAGTATCCTGAACGTAGATTATACTTGGCTATAATACTACAAGCTTTAATGGATGCTACAAAAGATAAGAGTGATGTCGATAAACGTAGAGCTAAAGCTTGGTTCAAATGTAGTATAGGAGTTACCTGTGATAACTTTGAATTTATATGTGATCATGCCGGAGTTGAGCCTAATTATGTACGAAGTTTTGCTTATGAAGTTATTCATTCTGAAAACCCTAGAACTTTCAGATATAAAATAAGGCAGTATAAAAGAATGATAACAAAAGAGAAGGATGCTAATGAGTAAAAACAAAGTTACAGATCATCAAGTAGGAGGAGATCATTATAAAAAATTGACAATCCAACCTACTGAATATATAATGGCAAACGATCTAAATTTTTGTGAAGGGAATGTTGTTAAGTATGTTACAAGACATCGTGTCAAAGGAGAAGGATTACAAGACTTACTGAAAGCACGACACTATATTGATCTATGCATTGAATTTGAATATGGGGAGAATAAAGATGAGTCTACCGACTGAGTATCAAAACTTTATTTACTTGTCCAGATATTCTCGTTGGCTAGAAGAAGAAAGCCGTAGAGAAACATGGGATGAGACTGTCAACAGGTTAATTAGTTTCTTTCGTAGTCATGTAGAAAACAATCTTGGTATTAAGAATCAATTAGATACCAGAGATTGGACAACAATAAAGAATGCAATCCTATCTCTTGAAGTAATGCCTAGCATGAGATCGTTAATGACTGCCGGTCCTGCTCTGGAACGAGAGAACATAGCAGGTTACAATTGCTCTTACATACCAGTGGATAATCCAAAGTCCTTTGATGAGATACTTTATATTCTTATGAATGGTACAGGGGTAGGTTTCTCTGTGGAACGTCAGTATATTAATCAGCTTCCTACTATTCCTGATATAGAATTTGAAAAGACAGATGATGTTATTAGCATAGCTGATTCCAAAGAAGGATGGGCCAGAGCCTTTAAAGATTTAATATCCTATCTCTATACGAATCGAATACCCAAGATAGATGTAAGTAAAGTACGTGTTGCCGGTTCAAGACTGAAGACCTTTGGTGGTAGAGCCAGTGGTCCTCAACCATTGGTAGATCTATTTGATTTCACCATTCATAAGTTTGAAGAAGCCAGAGGTAGGAAACTTAATTCAATTGAATGTCATGATATTGTTTGTAAGATAGGTGAAGTAGTAGTAGTAGGTGGAGTACGTAGGTCAGCTTTAATATCTTTATCCAATCTATCTGATGATCGTATGAGATCAGCCAAGTCCGGTGCATGGTTCCATACAAATTCTGAAAGAGCTTTGGCAAATAACTCTGCTGTTTATACAGAACGTCCTGATACCGGAGTGTTTATGAATGAGTGGCAGTCCCTCTATGAAAGCAAGAGTGGTGAGAGAGGTATCTTCAACCGTCAGTCTGCCCAGATGAAGGCAGCACAGAACGGACGTAGGATACCGGAGATAGAATTTGGTACAAATCCTTGCTCAGAGATTATACTACGTCCCAATCAGTTCTGTAATCTTACCGAAGTTGTATGTAAACCTATGGATAATAGGAATAGTTTAGCCAGAAAGATACGTATTGCTACGTTACTAGGTACAATACAATCTACTCTTACAAACTTTGGTTATCTTAGAAAGAGATGGGTAACAAATACAGAAGAAGAAAGATTACTTGGAGTATCTCTTACTGGTATTATGGATTGTAAATTACTTCATTCTTCCCCTGTAAAATTAGAATACTCTGCCAAGGTTCCTTACTTACAGGATACGTTGGAGTATCTACGAAGTGTGGCTGTATCTACAAATAAGAAGTGGGCAGAGAAGCTAGGTATCCCACAGTCAACAGCTATTACTTGCATTAAACCTTCCGGTACAGTGAGTCAGTTGGTGGATAGTGCCAGTGGTATACACACCAGACATTCCCCTTATTATATACGAACAGTAAGAGCCGATAATAGAGATCCTATTACTATGTTTATGAAAGAACATGGGATACCCAATGAGCCTGATGTCATGAACATGGATCATACAACTGTCTTTTCTTTCCCCATTAAGTCAGATCTAAAATCTAAATTTAGAAATGATCTAAATGCTATACAGCAATTGGAGATGTGGAAGATATATGCTGAACACTGGTGTGAACATAAACCCAGTGTTACCATATCTGTTAAAGAATCTGAATGGGTACAGGTAGGGTCATGGTGTTGGGAGAACTTTGATTACCTATCAGGAGTATCCTTCCTACCTTATTCGGATCATACTTATAAGCAAGCTCCTTATCAGGAGATCACCAGAGAAGAATATAGTAAAGCCCAGGAAGCCATGCCAAAGAAAGATATTGATTGGACATTACTCACAGAGTTTGAGAAAGAAGATAATACTACAGGATCACAAGAACTTGCATGTACTGCCGGTGTATGTGAATTGGTAGACTTAACATAAGGCTTGTCTGTGCCTCCCGACCACTGCCTACTAGGTGTGGCTAGAAGAAATCGGGCTACAGACCTTAAAAAGTTCTTGACAAAGAACTAATTATGTGAGATAATTCATACTGGAATGCCATAATGGGTTCCAAACAAAGGAGAAAATGATATGATTACTTTTAATTTAGACACAATGAACAGATTTGCTATCGGTGGAGGTTATGACAGACTCCTAAATCATGTATTAAATTATACAGCACCTTCAGGTAATGGTGGTGATGGTTATCCTCCCTATGATATTGTCAAATCTGGTAAAGATATGTACTGCATAGAGATGGCTCTTGCAGGATTTACCAAAGATGAAATATCGGTTGAGGTTAAAGAAAATAACTTGACCATAGAAGCCGATACAACTAGCAGACATGATAACTCTGACTATGTTCATAAGGGAATTGCTAAACGAGGGTTCCAAAAAAGGTTCTTGCTTTCTGATACGATTGAAGTTGAAGGGGCTGAACTAACTGATGGAGTACTTCATATTAAATTAAAGGAGAATATTCCTGAAGAACAAAGACCAAAAAAACTAATTATAAATTAAGGAGACTTTATGTATACAATCTATATTGGCTATGATCCTAAAGAAGACATGGCTTATCAAGTATTAAAATTCTCACTGGAACGTATAGCATCCAAACCAGTAAGAGTTGTGCCAATCAAAAGGGATGTAGTTCAACGTATGGGATTGTATCGTAGAGAGCATACTGTTATGGACGGTCAGAACTATGACGTTATAGATGGCCGTCCTTTTTCTACGGAGTTTTCTTTCACTCGTTTTCTTGTACCCTTCCTTAATATGTTTGAAGGTAAAGCCTTGTACATGGATTGTGATATGTACATGAGGACAGATGTTATTGAATTATTTGAAGCATGTGATCTGGATTATTATCCTCTATGGTGTGTCCATCATGAGTATGAGCCTATATCAGGAAGTAAAATGAATAATAAAATACAAGAGCCGTATCGTAGAAAGAATTGGTCAAGTCTTATGATGTTTAATTGTTCACATGAAGCCAATAAGACACTCACTATAGACGATGTTAATACAAGATCCGGTAGATGGTTACATGGCTTTGAATGGTTATCTGATAAAGAAGGAGACATAGGTAAAATAGATGAAGATTGGAACTGGCTTGATGGTCACTCAGATGAAAGTCTAGAAGCTAAGTGTGTACATTTTACCACAGGTGGTCCCTGGTTTGAGGATTGGAGATGTAGAGGTAAGGTGGATGGCAAGTATGCAGTTGAGTGGACTAATGATGTTAGATGGCTACAAGCTAATGGTATGGTGGATGCAGAAATAGATTATCTTATAAAAGCTAAGAAAGAAAGTAATCCAAGTAGCATCGTATTTATGGAATAATAAGGATAACAAATGACAAAACTAAATGTAGTAACAGCATTTAATGAGAACTCTCTTAAAGATCATGCTCATCAGATGTTTCAAAGAGTCGATAAGTATTGGCATCCTGATATTAATTTATCAGCCTATCATTTTGAATGTGGGATAGATGCCTATAAACTTCCTTCCAATATAACTTATAAAAATTTAGAAGACATAGAAGAATTTAACGATTTTAAAACAACAATGGATATGCATGATGGGACTGAGAAAGGAACTCTTGATTATAATTGGAGAATTGATGCCTTACTAAGTTCCCCAAAAGTTTTTGCCTTGACTGAAGAAGCCTTCAAGATAGCAGAGGAAACAAAGAATGGAGGATGGTTGATATGGATGAACACTAACCTCATACCTATATCTAATCTGACTTCTGAATCTGTACTTAATTTCTTTCCTGAAGGTGCAGACATCGTACATTTAAGTGGTGATCAAGTACAAAGTACTCCTGATCAATACAGTGATCCTTCTTTCATGGCTTTTAATCTGAATCATCAAGCTCCTCTGGATATTCTTGGTGATTTACGAGGTGCTTATGTCAGTGGTGAGCTTCTCTCTTACAGAGAATGGCATGATGCTTTCATTCTAGAAAGATTATTAAATATATATAGAGCACATGGAATGAGGGTACATTCTTTAACTCCTTCTAATACTAGAAAAGGAATTAAATCTACCCCCTTGAGTAATTACTTGATTAATATAGAGGAAACTAATAGATCGTTACGAGACAGTGATGGGGTTCGTATATTTCCTTTATCCAAGGAAGAACTCCCTCCTGATATTAGACCTAATAGAACAAAAATGTTAGCTGATATTATTAGATTTCATAAGCCTAAATCTATTACAGAAACAGGGACATGGAATGGGGGTAGGGCTATTGAAATGGCTTTAGCAGCTTTTGAGAATACAGATGAAGTAACCTATACTGGTTATGATCTTTTTGAAGATGCTACTGACATTATGGATGAAGAGGAATTTAATTTTAAACCTCATGTTACAAGAGATGCTGTTAGAAAAAGATTGACTGAGTTTAAAAACAAGATGAGGAAGGAACATAAGAAAGTTTTCAACTTCAGACTTGTTAAAGGAAATACTAGAGAAATTTTAAAGAAAGAAAATCCTGACCTTGCTCTCATAGGGGGAGGTAACAGTATTATAACTGTACAGAATGACTATGAAAAATTAAAAGATTCTCGTGTTAAAGTAATTGACAATTATTTTAGTGAAGATTCGGACAAGAATATACCACCCAAGAAGTATCAGGGTTCTAATATCCTTGTACAAACACTGGAAGGCATTAAACGAATTGTATTGCCATCATCAGATCCTGTTAAGAATGGTGGAGTAACACACCTATGTCTAATCTATGATGAAAGGATAGTTCCTCCTTTACCTGATGAGCTTTTAAATGTTCCTATTGTAGTACATCCACGAGATTGTGTGGATAAAGAATATATCCAAGCCAATATTAAAGAGAACATGACTCTAATAGATAAGAATAAATTCCTTGGTAAATGTATACCTAATGACCATGAAGCTATTGTAGTATCGGGTGGTCACTCAACTGATTTTACCAAATTAAAAGAACTAATTAGAAATAATCCAGAAGCAAAAGTTCTTTGTGTTAAACATTCTTATCCTACTTTATTGAAGAATGGTATCAAACCGTGGGGATGTGTGGTTCTTGATCCACGTTCTATAGAAGGGGAGAGTACACATGGAGTAGTTCGTAAGGATCTATTTAAAACTATTGATCCTTCTACAAAATTCTTTGTAGCTTCCATGACTGATCCTTCTGTAACGAAATACCTCATAGAGAAGAAGGCTAACATTTATGGATGGCATGCTTTTACTGAATCTCTACGTAGTGAGAGTGAAAGAGAAACAGAAATTAAAGATCAGAAGATTACCGTAATGCAGGAGTTGGGCATACCAGAAGGATCAACATTAATTACAGGGGGTACATGTGCAGCCATGAGGTGTTTAGGTATCATGCACACAATGGGCTTTAGAAAGTTTGATCTATTTGGATTTGATTCTTCTATTAAAGACGAGCCTACAGCAGAGCAACGTAAAGAAACAACAGGTGCAGAAGATGAAGAAGCAAGACCAAAGTATCTTCAGGTTAATGTACGAGGAGAAAACTTCTGGACAACAGGAGAACTTTTAGCAATGGCTCAAGATTGTGAAAGAGTATTCAACGACACATCCATGAGCTTATCTCTTAATATACATGGAGAACATACATTGGTAAGTGCTTTGTGGCAACTCTACTTAGATGAACGGAAAGTTCCAGAGTTCAAGGATGTCTTTAATGACTAAACTATCCACAGAATATTATGAACTAGTAGATGAATATAAAAAATTACACTCAGATCCTACCATGTTTCCCGGCAAGAGTACTTTAAAATATGCTCATTACATTAAATCTATAATACGAGACAACAAATGTAAAACACTTCTTGATTATGGAAGTGGTAAAGGTTATTTATATGATGGTGATAGTTCTTATTGTAAAGAAAATCTAGATAAACCTTTACATAAATTCTGGAACTTATCTTCCTTTAGGTGTTATGACCCTGGTGTTCCTGAATTTTCCAAGTTACCTATGGATGATGAAAAATTTGATATTGTTGTTGCTGTAGATGTTATGGAGCATATTCCTACACAAGACTTAGAATTTGTTTTGGATGAAAGAATTATGAACTTTGGTAATAAAGCAGTCTTTCTTAACATAGCTTGTTATGAAGCTTTAAAAACATTTTCAAATGGTAAGAATGTACATGTGGCTGTACATGAGCCTAACTATTGGCTTGATCTTATAAAAAAAATATGGTACAATAAGCACAGAGATAGGCTAACTCTACACATAACCTTTGAAGAGGTTGAAGATAGATTCGTTTCCAATGGAATTTTTAAAGCACACGTATTCTATAATACATAAGTATATAAAATATATTGATTGGGAATTAATGTTTCAATTACTTGTGTTTATAGGAGTTATCTTATTCTTTGGTTCAATATATTTTTTATAGGAGGACGACATGGTATTAGGAATTGCTGAAGCTGTTGTGGGTGTAGTCGATAATGTACTGGATAAGTTCGTAGAAGATAAAGATCTACGTGCCAAGTTAAACCATGAACTGAAGACACAAGTACAACAAGCTAATATGGCACAGATAGAGGTGAACAAGGTACAGGCTTCTCACCCTTCTATCTTTGTAGCAGGAGCTAGACCTGCCATCATGTGGATCTGTGCATTCGGTCTTGGTTGGCAATTTGTATTTCAACCAGTATGCTCATGGGCTATGGCTATATGGAGTCCTGAGTTAGCTATGCCTATCATACCAACGGAAGGACTAATGACCCTGACCTTATCATTACTTGGTCTTGGTGGGATGAGAAGCTTTGAGAAATCCAAGGGAATACAAAGGAATAACTTGAAGTAATGCTTAGTGAGAAACAAGAAAGGTTTGCTCAAGCATATATCCTACATCAGAATGCAAAGAAGGCTGCTATTACGGCAGGATATTCTACCAAGTCAGCAGCCAATCAGGGATATCGTATGCTCAAGAATGAAGAAATTAAAGAAAGAATATCTGATCTTGAGAATGAACTTGTTACAAATATTGATGTTATAGATGAGATTGAAAATCAATATACTTTTGCCAAAGCAAACGGCCACACAAATAGTGCCATTAAAGCTTTGGAATTACTATCTAGAATAAGAGGAGCAAAGAATGATACAGAAGTAAACATGACAAAGGATGGTCTGGAAAGTAGTATCATTGAATCTTTAAAGATTTTAGGTAAGAAGAATGTTACAGAACTTATTAAAAAATGCAACTTTACATAGGAGAATTATATGAAAATTATTGCCGTTATGCTAACCTGTTTGTTTACATTAGGTGCTTGTGAATGGTTTGCATCTAAACCTGCAGAAGCAGATACTGTTAATATACAACCATTACCTTTAAATAAACAAAAATTAGATATGACCATAGGCTCTCGTTACATTTTAAATGCCGACGATGGTACTCAGAATAAAATGAGAATGTTTATGGAGAAGAAATTCTTGGAGGACCATGCCATAAAATTTGCATGGGCCCGACAGATTGGTGAAACTATAAACTTCTTTAATTATGAAACAGTGGATGGTGTAGACTATCGTGATACTGGAGAGATATTCTTAGAATACTCTTACAGTTTCTAATCAGATTTTCCACCTCGTTTATTCCATAGGTCAAAGAGAGTTCTGATCTTCTCTTTCATAACTTCTATATCAGAATGCATCTTTGCCAATACAATAATAAGGGAAATAAGTGCAAGTAAAATAGGCCAAGAAGTCCTAATCATTTCCATCCAATCCATTTATTTCTCCTTATTGTTGTATCATTTATAACTCCATATAGATAGATTAGAAGGATTACTTATATCTAAATGAATAAATCTATCTTCCTTTGAACCATGCTGCTTTACTCCTATACCTGTAAAGCCATGTTCAGTAGCCAACCTGATTATATTGTAAGCTTTTTTACCATGACAAGCTATGTCTACAGCCTTACCTTGAAGGTGTGGTGAATCCCTATTACCTCCAAGTACATCATTATATGCTACATGTCTGTAGCCTGATAATATTTTTATATGTTGATCTAGTTCTTTTCTGAGAGCTATGAGCTTTGCCATGAAGCCCTCATCCATATTTAATTCCCCTGTTCCTTTACATCTTAATTCATCTTCTGAGAAAAACTCCCATCGTTTCTTCATCACTACTCCTATATTGGTCGTGGATTGTGGGGATATGGATTACGTGATATCATACCACCCCTTCTATTTCCAGAGATAGATTCAAATCTTTGTGTAGCACTTTGCATTCTTCTATCATTGTGTTCCTTCCCCTGTTGTGGTCTTTCAAATATTCTAGAAAACTGTAATGCTATTTCTTCTGGACTTCCAGATTTAAAAATATTTTGTAATTCTAATCTGTTCTTATTTCCTATATCATGTCCTGTTCCTAAATAAATATTATCCATAACATAATCAACTTGAGCTTCAGGTGAATCTACTTTATTATTATTTTTTAAATAGTTTTGGTATTCTTCCTGATGTCCTTTCTCAAATTGAAATAAACCATATCCCGGCCCTTTCTCTTGCTTTTGTGTAAAGTCAAAACTACCTGCTGTTTCAACATCAATGTTACCCATAATACCTGCAATGGCAGCAGGGTTTAATTTTTTAATTAATAACCTATTAAATACTCTTTGTTCTCCAGTAGGAGGTGTTGGTTTCTCAGGTGGAATTTGTATATCTGGAAGTACATTTTTTCTTTCTAACTCTCTTCTAGTAGTTGCAGGAAAAGCTTCTTCTGGTATACCGGGATCAAATGTTTCTCTTATCCTTTGTATAACATCTCCAGCTTTCTTTTTTGATCCCCCAATAAGAGAAGATAAACCAATGCCCTTCTCTTCCATTATAGGAGGAGCACCTACTACTTCTTGTTCATTTTTTAAAAGATTATTTATAGCTGCTTCAAAATTAGCTTGGGTATCTTCAGCCATTACTTATCCATCCTCATGTAATCATCTATCTTATCTTCCAACCTATCAAACCTTGCCATGATCTGTTGTAGGTCATCTTTAACGTCCTGCTTGGTTGCATAAGTTAGAGCAATATGCTCCCTATTTTCCAAGTTATCTTCACGTATCTTTGTAATGGATGCACTGGTAGTACGTATCCACCAGAGAAATCCACCTACTGCCATTGTAAGTATAGCATTCCAGATCATGGTCATGTCTTGCATATTATTCTTCCCTTGTTAATAGTTCTTCCAAAGTATCAGTAACCCTTGGTTTTAATGTAGGTCTTACAGCCGACAAGAATGGTATACCAGATGCTATAGCTCTGGCTAAACTACGAGGTTTATTATTAGTTGCATCTCCCATAGCTCCTATTAAACGATCAACAAACTGAGCACCGGGTCCAAGAGCTACAGTAATTGGAGATGCTCCATATCTCTTAGCATTAATAGCATCATAAGCTATTGTACCGGGACCAAAGATATTACTATCAATGAAGGCATCACTAATCATATCCCAACCTTCCATTTCTTTCCAGCTACTATCTTCATCTCCATATCGAATCCAATCTTTTATCTCTCGTATGCCTATGGAACCTGCCATAATTAACAATAATGTAATAGCATACTTAACTCCTTCATCCATAGGTATTCTTCTACCTTGAGGACCACCCATTATGAGAGGTTTAAGAACTTCTCTCCAAGCTCTCATACCTACTGTATTACCAAAGGTCATCATGAATCCTTTTAACTGAGCAAAGATAGCATAGTGTGGATCACTCATCCATAATGGTCTATTCACCACATTAGGAGCCATAATAACTTCATCAACAAACTTGGATTGGGCTTTACGAATAAGTTCAGGAGCAACGTCACCTCCTCTATCCTCTGCCCATGCTAGAAATTCACTATCAGGATCATCTAATCTAAGAGCCTTCGGCAATAATCCCTGTTGTATTAATCTACGTTTAGCATCTATGGATTCCTTATCTACTTCTTCTGAAAACAAAGAACGAGATAATTTACGTATGTCTCTTTTCATTTGTTGTTGAGAAGCCTGAAAAGCCATGTCTCTACTGAACTGAGTAATCTGTGTCAGCATAATTGTTTTAAAGAACTTATCTGTTACTTTTCTACTTACATCTATACCAGCTATATCTCCTAGACGTTCAGCCAATGTGCCGTCATAACCTTGAAGAATACTATTGAATGCTTTTTCTGCTTTAGACTTACCTATCTTTGGAAATACACTTCTTAGTCCTTGTCTCATTGTATTACGTGCAGCCTGTGCAGCACCAAACATAGCATCCTTTGGATCTACTCTAGTAAGTACAATAAGAGGTTCAGTCATGGCAGTAAGAGCAGCCAAGGGAAGTGTTAAGATATATTGATATGTAAGATAAAATCTACCAAGTGTTCTTAATTTACTATTTTGTATTGGATTATATTGATGTTGAAAAGCAGCAAATATATTTTGCATCTGCTTTATTTCAGGTTGTGTAGGTGCTGCTTCACCTTTCTCATCTATTAATTGCTGTACTAAAGGTTCAGCAAAATTCTTTAACTCTTTTATATTTTTTCTTTGTAGAGCCTGTAACATATATTTATCAATTAATCTTTTTACATTCTTCTCAACAAGACCAGCTTCAGCTAATTTCCTAAATGTTTCTTCATCAATTGATCTATGCTTTTCAAAACTTGCTTTACTGTCATCATAATTATCACGTTCTTCCAAATTATAATCAAGATTAAAATCTATTTGATCTGGTAAATGAGCACCATCATTTCCTCTGATATTATCTATTACTTCATCAGCCCAACTTTCTCCCATTCGTTTACCTGTTTCTGGATGAACTTGTTCTGCTAGAATTTTTCTAAATTGCTTTCTTTTATTTCCTCTTTTAAAAAGTCCAACCTTATAAAGACGAGGTAGATACCCATCAACAAAATCCATATCCACACCAGCAGCAGCCAGAGCACCATACAATCCAGTTCCCTCTGCTCTTTGTGTAACAGTATTATTTAATTTTTTAAATTCAGGTGTTATTTTAACTCTAGAGAAAGAATTTTCAAACTGTTTTTCAGCTTCTTCAGGAGTTATAGTTTGTTGACCCATTACTGTTCTGTGAGCTTCTCGTATTGTATTATATAGATTAGTTAGATTAGCTTTTAATTCTGGATCTTGTAGAGCTTGAATTTCAGGAGGTAAATCTAAATCATTTCGTAGAGCTTCTTTTAATTTTTTAGTTGTTAGTTTAATTTCAGGACGTATAAGACTACCTACAACATCATCTCTTAAAATATCTCCAGCCTTCATAATATCAGCATTACGTGGATCATCTCCGTACTTCTTAATAAACTCTTCTCTTCCCTCTACCATATAATCAAATAGTTTATCATTTGTTTTCTTGGAAAGACTTCTCATTGCTATAGGAAGTTTTATAGCTCGTCTAACTTTCTGCATTGCCTCGTCTATTCTTTGTCCATAATTTCCTATATCTGCACTAACATTATTATAATGTTGTTCAAATCTATTTATAACTTCCAGTCCTCTACTACTACGAGTAGCAAAACCAGTAAGAGGAGTTATAGATCTACTAATTAATTTTTGTATAGTGGTTGGTTTAAATTCTTCTTTACGTTGCTCAATAAATTTTGCAAGTTCATCTGGATTAAACTCTTTTCTATTCTCTAGTTCAGCCTCAAGTTTTTCTATCTCATTAGCTTTTAAAGCAACATTCTTACGTTGTATTCCAGTTAGAACTCCAAAACCTGTACCAGCCATCTTACCACCAAGAGCACCTAAAGCTGCATTATCTATTACTCTTTTCTGATATTCAGCATAACCGTATGGATTAAGTCCTTCTCCAGCAGCAGTACCAGCACCTGCAATTTGTAACATTTCTTGTAATGCTTCTGTACCTGCTTCAACTCCTGCTGCTCTTGCTCCAGCCCCCAAGGCTGTAAAAGCAATATTCTCTTTAACAAATTCTTTTGTTGGAACTTTCTTTGCTGCCTTCATTACCTTATTTGCTTCTACCAAGGCTGTACTTTTACTTACATGATGCTTTTCTGCTTCTTTTAAAACAGTTTTAAATACAGCTTTCTCTCCAAAACTTTTAATAGCATTTTTAACAATAGCACCTGCACCTACTCTATCTAGAATACCTATACCAAGACCAGCCAATAAAGAAAGACGTTCAGCTTTCTCATCACCAGCTCCTAATCTTTTAGCTTCTTCATATGTAGCTCCTGTACCCATTAAGAATGATGGAGAAATAGCAGTAAACAAACCAGTTAATCCAGCCACAGTTCCAGCAGCAGCAGCAGGAACACCAACTGCTCCAAGAGTAGCAGCCGTACCTACAGCCACAGGAGCAGAGGCCAGTACAGCCCCTATAGATATTCCCAAAGAAGGAATTACAGCAGCACTGGCATCATGTACATATTCCCATCCTGTTTGTAAAGCTCCTGCAATATCTCCCTCGTTAAAATCTCCCTGTACTTCTTCCCATGATTCAGTAAAGCTAGGACTACGAGTAGGTTGAGGCTTACTGGCAATCTGTCTGAGATTTCTTTCAACTCCTTTTTGAGAAAAATCCTGTAGATAAGCAGATACATCTGGAAGATATTCCTCTAGAGCATTTGCCACAACTCCTATACCTTCATGTATAGATTTTTGTGCATGATCCGTATGTATAGCAAGTTGGTTAGTCCATGCATTTCCTCTATCTGAAGGAGTAGGAGAAATTTGTTGAGAAGTACTTGTACTTCCTAACAACATATCTGCCAAAGAACCTCCAGATGGTTGTGAAGGTACAGGACTTACTCCAGTAGTACTAGAGGGAGCAGGAGGTTGTCCTGCCAACATATCTGCTAGTGTAGCCATTTACTATCCTTATTTACCACTTAAACCTAGTTGATTTTCTTCCCTGCTAAACCAGCCACGAACTCTAAGAATATCATTACCTTTTATAAAATCATTTGTAGCTTGCATAACAGCTTGTGGATAACTTTTATCTGCTCCAGATTGCTTTGCATAAATTTCTTGAGCTAATAGAGCTATATGATTTACATAATCATTCTCTCTAAATTTATTATTACCTTCCTTTATACGTTTTCCGATAATATCTTTAAATACATCAAAAGTTTCTGCTGTTAATCCTTCAATTTTCATCTTCTCTGTTAAGTTTTGTAAAGCATCAGGTTCCATAGCTGAAAGTTTGTTTAATTCACTTCTTACTAAAGAACCAACTCTTCTTACTTGAGGATCAGTAACGTTATCTAATCCTTCATACATCTTAAGTTGTGCAGCAGCAGCATCTGACTGTGCTCCAATTAATGCTATTCTATTATCAAAGGATTGTTGTAAACCAGCAGTCTCTAATGCTGCTCTACGTACAGCCATATCTTTTTCAGCTTCAGCTATTTTAAATCCTAATGCTTTATCGGTTGTTTGTGCTGCTTGCAAAGCTTCTAAAGGTTTCTCACCTGTTCTAGCAGCAATATTTACTACACTTTCTCCTTCATATTGAGGTGTTTCAGCCATTGTTCTTCTACCCCAATCTACCAAAGCCGTCCATTTATCCTGATCACCACCTGCATATGATTTTAAATAATCTAAATATTTTTGTTCAGCTTCTCCTGCTTTAGTTATAGCTTTACTTGAACTTGTAGCTTGATCAGCCATAAGTTTTTGAAGCTGCTGTATATAGGTAAGAGGAGCATCAGGATCACTAGCAGGATCAGTAGGATCAGTAGGAGATTTCTCTACTTCTGGAGCTAGTCCCGATAAAGTTTGTGTTGCTGCTTTTAATCTACGTTCCTCTGCTTCCTGAGTTAAAGCAGCTTGTTTTTGTTCTCTATCTTGCTGTTTTCTTTTTTCTTTAAGTTCAGCCCGATATTCTGGATTTCTAAGCCTGTCTGCTTCAGCAGGAGTTACTATATTTAACTGCTCTCTTAATACTCTATCCATTGCCTCTGGATCATATTCATAAGGATCTTCGACATTATTACTACCTCCAGGGTCTAGCATAAATGGATCTTTATGTGTAACATTTGCTTCTATATTCCAAGGATATCTTGGATCTGTTAAACTTGTTATATCACTTTCTCCTGTAGGAGTTACATACCAATTTTTTATATCTCCTAAAGTTAGATCATATTCTTCCCAAAAAGGATCTTCATACCAATCTTTTATATTCCCCATAATACGACGACCAAGAGAAGGCTGCTTTCCTTCTTGATGTCTAGACACAGTAAGTCCTGCCAGACCACCAGCACTACGACCTATAAGTTTCCTTTTACGTAGTTCTTCTAGAATACTATTCAGATCATTGGCAGTAGGAGCAGTAGGGGAAGTAACAGGAGCAGGTGTATTTGCACCACCTATTGCACCAGAAGCATACCCACCTCCTAAATTAACTCCAAGAGATCCTCCACCCTGATATTGAGGGACACCTACTCTGGAAGAAGGCCCAGAGAAGAGGTTGTAGGGGGGTCTAAGGGGTGTCGTGGGGGTTCCACCACCCAAAAGACCTACAAGCCCTCCAGCCTTCTTAAAACCCCCAAAGGCTCCATATAGCCCTACACCAGTACCTATACCACCTAAAAGTGTCTGGGCAAGGGAAGGTGCTAAAGGTTCTCGTTGAGATACCACTGTTTGTTGTGAGGGAGTAAGAGGGAAGCCTCTGATAATAGATCCATATCTTTGCAGGGCTGTTTGAGGGAATGCTTTCTCCTCTTCAAATTCTCTACGAGCAATATCCAGAGCCTGTTGACTCCTAGCCTGTTGAGCTTCTCCTACACCAGCCAGACCTGTAATGTCTCCTCTGGCCCTTTGAAAAGCACTTTCCCCTAGTCCTGCAAATTGTCTACCACCTGCCATCTCTCTGGCTCTTTGTGCTTCAGCAGCCCTTTGAGCATTCTGGAAAGCTGTAGATAAACCTGCTGCTTGAATATCACTCAGTTGTCTTTGCAGATTTCTATCGGCCTCTGCTTCTACAATAGCTTGTCTGGAACCACCAAAGGAACCAGCCCCAACAGCCTGTGCAGCCCTTCCTTGTTGTGCTATATCTTCATCTCGTCTGGCTTCTCTCTTGGCAATGTCCACTACATTCTGTAGAAAGGGGTCCATCCTTCTTTGTATATCTTCTGTACCAATCTCAGAAGTACCCAGAGCAGTTGCAGCCAAAGCAGGTTGATAATAAGTAGAAGCTTGTCCTAAAGGAGTACCAGCAAGTCCCTGTGCTCCAAACTGCTGTCTACCTGTAGCAAATGCCTGTTGTTGTTCAGGAGTAAAGGCAGCTAATTGTGGTCCTTGAAATGGAATATATCCTTCTGCTTTTTCTCTTCTAAATTCTCCTCTAGCTTCTCCCAGAATATCTTTAACAAAAGGTTTTAATTCAGTAGGAAATTCTGATGTCTGAGTAACAGTTTGATTGGCAGGAGCAGGAGGAGGAGAACCACCACCTTTAAATTCCATCAATCCTGTTACTTCATTAACTGTTCCTGCTCCACCCATAGACTTTAACATACGAACTTCAAAATCATTTACATGAGCTAATTCCGTATCTCCATCAATGCCTTCTCCTGCAATATCATTATATAATTCCTTAAATAATGATACCTTTTCAGGCATAGTTAAATTTGAAATATATTTATATGTATCAGTCATTTTCTATTTCCTTCACTAGAACAGTATAATACTTTTCATATCCTTTATTCTTTAATACTTTTGTCCAACCATCTCTACCAGCAGTTTCTAAATAACGTATTCCATTTTCTTTACAAAACCTTTCCATAGGTTCTATCCACTCATTAATCCAACTATCAATTGTATGCTCTTTAGCTCCTGTTAGATGTATTCTTAAATGTTTTTGTCTAGGGTATTGATAAATCTGTGTTGTAATTGCTAAAATAATTTCTTGTTCATCTTCATCTATACCAAGCCAAAGTTGTTGTGATTCTTCCTTTAACCAATTTTTAATATCTTCAAGTTCAATTTCACCCAATGTTCTCTTCATTGGTTTCTGTAAAAGAGGTTCTGTATAAGGCCATATAACATCTATATGTCTGGCTTCAACTTTATATACAATCATCTAGGTTGTTAAAGCTCCTCCCAAAACCTTTTGTCCATCTATTTCTGTAATTTGTTTAGGAGTACCAATAGATGCTCTCCTTACACTCTTAACAGCATTATCTAAAATCTTTGCTCCAGCATCACTACTTCCATTTCCTAACATGGATACAGCATCTGCTGGAAAAACATATTCATCTGTGCTAAGTACAGCCATATCAGGAGCTTTAGGTATATCTGCTGGAGTTTGAGGAACTACATTGAATGGAATTTGATCTGACATTCCATCACCAACTCCTTGTACATGTCCTTCAAATATATTTGGAATCCCTCCTACAGCTAATCCCAAAAGCCCCCCTTTCTGTACTGGTACAGCCTCTGTTGAAGCAACAAGATCAATTATAGGATCTCCTTGCCTTTGTTTAAATCTAGAAAATAAATCTTCCATTGCTGAAGTACCTTGTATATCAGAAGTAGGAATAGCAGGAACAGGTACTTCTTGAGGTATTACAGTAACAGGAGGAAGTTGTCCTCCTATTTGTTATAATCTATCTTGTATATTGGAAGTAGCTAAATTACTTCTAAATGGAGTTACTTCTGGAAACTCAAATGGAGGAACAACAGGAGCTTCATATCCTCCTTCACCTCTTCTATCTGGAGTAGACGTATAATGTGCAGTATATGGATTATAAGTATTTACTCCAATAGGACCAACTTCACCATAATGTCCGGTGCTAGCTCTACCACCCGGTCCTCCACCTGTAGGTGCTCCACCTATATTTAAAGAAACTATACCACCTTCCTTGGCAAAGAATCTTGGAACAGGACCAGCTTCAACAGCCTCTTCTAATTCTGCCTGTGTAAAGGTTTTAGGTATACGTGGATCTTTATCATCATCCTCTTCAAAAGTAAATTCAGAAACTTTTCTAACAGGTAAATCAGCAATTTGTTGTTGACGAGGTTGTGCCAATGCTGCTAAACCAGCACCAGCCCCTGCAACATGAAGTCCTTTTTCAAGTTTACTTTTAGGTTCCCACCATTCTTTAATTCCTTTTTTAATTCCTCCAAGCATATCTGTATCTGTACCACCTTTAACAGCTTGATCCCCTTCACCACCAGTTAAATAATTTAATCCCTGTTTAAAAAAACTAGGTTGTGATTTAAGGGGTTGAGCTTGCCAAGAAGCAAGTCCTGATTGCTGTAAAAGTTCTGGAGCAATCTGTTTTCCTCCCATAGTATAAATTGAATCAGCAGCAGGGCCAAGACCTTTAGCAGCTCCTAATATATTTTGCATTTGTGTTGCTTGTCCAGCAAGAGGAGCTAATGCTTGACCAGCTACAGCAGGAGCTTGAAATGAAGTTCCACCCAACATCATTTGTTGCCAAGGAGCTAAACTTCCCATAGCAGGAAGAGCAGCAGCCCCAGTACCTGCACCACCAGCAATACCTCCAGCCAACACAGCAGGATTAATAGCTGTTGCTCCCGGCATAGAAGCTCCAATAGTTGCCATAGATCCCGGTAAAACTGTTCCTGTACCTGTAGCCATACCGGGAATAGCACCAGCAGCAGTAGCACCCGGCATCATAAATGCACCACCAAGACCAGCCAGACCTCCCATGAGCATTCCCTTTTTCCAATCATGACCAGTAGCAGCAGCCCCTACTCCACCAACGGCAGCACCAATCAAAGGTAGCCACCAAGCAAAAGCTTCCGGTAAACCAGTATCAGGATTAGTGGTAGTTGGTCCCAGAAGAGAGGACAAACCTTTAAGTTCATCTGGATTTACATGCATCAGCATGGTATCTCCATGCCTACCTTTAGATGCCAAGTTTTCTATTTGTTGAGGTATAGCAGCCCTACCACCAGCTTGAGCAGTCAATATTCTTTCATCTTCTTCTGTAATAACTTGTCTTTGTTGAGGAACCTGTTGTTCTTGTCTTTCAGGTACAGGTAAACGTGCTTGTGTAGCTGCTTCTGACAAAGATCTAGGAGTATACACAGTAGGAGTTTGAGCTTCTCTTAATAATTTAGCAGCCTTTAGTGCATCAAGTCCACCTATATATGGAGCCTCATCTGGTTCTCTAATTAATTCTTTCATTCTTCCCATTCGTTCAACAGGAGGAAGAGGTCTTGCATATATTTGTCCGTAAGCCATTACTTCATTCTCCGTGGGTTCATGTAATTGGACTGTGCCAATGTACTATTTGCCATCATGGTACTACTACTATTATATACTGGATTATCAAATTGTGCTAGTGGTTGTATTAATTTTTGTAAAGTTTGATTTTCTAAAAATACAGGCACACCAGCACCTTGATTTAAATTTGTAATCAATGTTCCTTCTTGTATCAAATTCATATAATCAGAGTTTTTCATTAATTTAAATCCTGCCATGCTTGTGTAGCTGCTGTACTAACATATCCTTTAAACTTTCCACTACTTACTGAGTAAGCTATATCTCCCTTTTCAGGACGTTTAATACTACCTACTGTTACTACTGCATATATATTAGTAGATGGTGTAGCTTCCTGTACTTGATCTCGTGTATCCAGTTCATTAATTAAAGCAGCACCCCATTGCTGGAATCGACCATAAACATAGTCTACACCCTTCTTAACATCATCAGGAAATATTAATGGAAAGTCTGGATACCTAGCCATTATCTCATCCCATCCTGTTGCATTGACATACGAATGGTTCCCCATTGCCATTTCGTACCTGTAGAATTGCATGATACTCTTACTCTTCCCTGCCTTCCTCGTGCTCTTAAATCAACTTTATTTGTACCCTTTGTTATAGAGAATGGTCCTTTCTCTATTAATTCAGAATCTGGCTGTTCTGGAAAATTCTTTGTTCTTATTGAAAATTTAATTGTACCATCATTCATCGTAAGATCAGGAACAATACGATCAATAAACATTAACTCATTACCATCCTGTATATCAAAGTCTGCTGATTCCAAGAATGAAGTTATTGCTTCACCATTGGCTGTAAATACTCCTGATGGTTCGTTATTATATAAATTATTTCCAGCAACACTTACTCCTGTTGTAATTGTATTACCAAATACTTCTTTATCAGCAAAAGTTGTAAAGATACTACTACCATAGGTCCAGTAGTTTTCATCTGGACTCCAGATTACATATGAATCACATTCAGTAGAATCTGTTGAAGGATATAACCATATTACTTCTTTAAACTCTGAATTAATTCCTGCAAATATTTTATCCTTTGCTGTAATATTTAATCTATCAAATATGTATCTACGTACTGTACAATCTAAAGTTCTTACCTGTCCATCAAATACATAGAAGTTATCAAAGCCCATCCACACAGTACGACCATCATAATCTATTGCTGCATGTGGTGATATTAGTCCACAATTTGTTCCCATCTGTACAAATTTAAATGTAAAAGGAGGACCAACAAATGTTTGTAACCATAATGAATTATCTGTCCAGACATTAACAGCATTTCTGGAACGTACTGCACCAACAATTTTTGTGCCATCTGTTAATTGTACTTCACCAGAGGTTGAACTAACAGAAGGAACCCAGTTTGTATAGTCTTCCTGATTAGCCCATCGTACTGTAAGAGGATCAAATGTCCCACTAGGAGAAGCTGTTGTTCCAAATTGATTGGCTCCAAGAGCTATTAGATGTCGATCATTAGGAGATACTAATATAGAATTAACCGTAGTTGGTGTAGAATTAGTTGCTCCTGAAACCTTTACTGCCCTTGTTGGTACAGTAGAAGCATCTGTATCAAAGAAATAAATTGTTCCTTTTCTACGATTAGCCAGTACATCTTCTCCCCAATTATCTAAACTCCATTGAGTTATCTCACTGGAGAATGTAGTAGCACCGGCAGATGTAGGATCACTCCATTCTCTACCTGTTGTACTCTGAGGAAAGATACGTGCAGTCATATTTAAATTTGATGTAACATCACCAGATGCACTTGCATTTGCCTTGGTTGTAATAATAATCTGTGTACTGGCTACAGAGGTAACTGTAAATAAAGGTCCACCTACACTTACTCCTCCCAGACTTGACTTAGTTAATATTAGATTACCTCCCACAGTTGCAGGTGTAACACTATTACTGGAGGGTTTGAAGAAAACAAAATCATTGGCAG